AGACCTTGCCAGCGTGCGCTCCCGTGACGCCAAATAAGGCGCCCCACGTGGAGCGGGACACGGGACGCGCAACATGCACAGGCGCGGGGCGCGTCGGATCAAGCGTGATCACTTGCGCGGGCTTGCGGGCTTCGGTGAGCAACCCGGTGAGGCGCGCGGTCACCTGATCGAAGTCACCTTCCGCCATGGCGTGCGCCAGTTCGCGCCGCAATGCGGTTGCTTCGCTTGCGAGCGAAGTCTCTGCATCGATGGGTGCGGCTGGCGTGGCGCTCATGGTTGTCTCTGCTTCCGGCTCGGGTTCCGGCTCGCCTGCCGGCGTAGGCTCGGGCGGGGTGCGAACGCCAGCCATAGCGCAGGCTGCTACGCCGCTCACGATACCGCTGGCGTCAATGCCCAGGATGGCGCAGGCGCCTAGCAATTCGTCATTCGTAAGGTTGTTCACATACTGGCGCGAATAGTGCGCCAGTATTTCAGCACATCGTCCGTGATTACGCACGGCATTGCGAACGTGCTTTCGGGTCTCCCCGGGCATTTGAAGTGACATGGTATTAGGTTCCGTTCGGTGGTGGTGTGGTTAGCGCGTGCGCTATAACTGGCCGGTTACCCTCTTGTCAAGGAATGTAGGCCAGACAAACCTACGCGGGACATGACGCCGGGCCATCGCCATCCGAATAGCCTTGCTGCGTTGGAACGTTACCGGCCGGTCGGTTGGGCGCACGTTCCGCAGTGTTCGCGTTGTCGGCGCCCGGCCGTCAAAGCGGGCGGTAAGCCTGTCTGCTACTGGCATGGTGGCGCGGGTGCATTGCGGGGGCGTCCGGTCACGCCTAAGCGGGCGGCGTGGCGCGCCTGGAAGGCTGCCAACCGCGCCAGCCTTGTCCCGTTTGCCTTGGCCAGCCATCCGGCCTACCGCCACGCGTGCGAGCGTCGGCTGGCCAATGTCGGCGCCTTGCTGGCCATGCTGGCGGCGTGGGGTGCGAGCGATCCCGTGGCATGGGCGCGCGCGGTGCGAGCGATCGTATGAAGGCGGAAAGCCTGCGCAAGGCGCGGTATCGGGAGCGGGTGCGCGCGGCCCAGGCGTTGGGCTTGGCGCCTCGGAGCGATCCGCCCCTAAAGGCGCCTCGGATTGTCCCGGGACAGGACGTGGGACAGGTCCAGGGACAGGACGCGCCGAACATTCTCCCTGCGGGACAACTTATCCAAGGTTTACAAGAGCTTGCGAGCGATCCGGCTGCCTCAGGTCAGGCTCGCGTGAGTGCCGCAAGGGCCGTTTTAGAGGTCCAAGGGCACCTCGGAAGGCACGCAACGGGACAGCGGGACAAGGAACGGGACACGCCGCCTGGATTGCTCACGCGGGAAGCCCTGGTGCGGGAGCTTGCCCGGCTGCGGCGAAGCATCTTGCCCGGGACACGGGGCCAAGCCATTGAGAACACAGGACAGGACACCCCCTAAGCTAGGGAAGGCGCGCGGTCCTGGCGGTCCCGGGACGCGTCCTGGCCCACGGCCGGGGTGGCCCGGTCCGACCCCTACCCCCTCCTCGCCGGGCGCGGTTTTCCCATGATCCCCTGACGGAGGAAGTTGGGATCGTTCAAACTTTGGGACCGAGATGATCCCCTGACGGAGGAAGTTGGGGTCGTTCAGTGGCATGGTGTAGGCTGTAGCGCCATGTCTTGCGGTGTCGGTTGAACCAGCCTACAAGCCCTAGACTTCCTCGGTCAAGGGCACCCGGATGGATACCCTTCCCCCGCACGAACGCCCGGACCTCATGGCCCGCCGCCCGCGCTCCCCTGGCCCTGGGGCACGCTACCCGACCGCTCCCGTCCGGCAGTTCTCGTTCACCGACTGGACCACCAACAACCCCGCGACGCCCCAGCCCGGCGACCGGATGGACAGCGAGTACGACCGCACCAACCAGTCTATCGCCGACACTATCAACTACTTAGGCGTCTCTCTTAATACGGACGGTACGCTCGCCACCGGCTCGGTCGGCCAGCAGCAGCTGGTCCCCGGCTTGTTCGACTTCATCGCCCAGGACGCCATCGACCAGGTCCAGCCCCTGGTCGATGAAGCCCAGTCCTACGCCAATGCCGCCAGTACGTCGGCCACCAATGCCGGCACTTCCGAGACCGACGCCGCCGCTTCCGCCAACCTGGCGGACGGGGCGGCGAGTTCCGCCGCAGCCTCGGTCACCGCCGTCGAGAGCGCCCGGGCTGACGCCATTGCCTACGCCAATTCCGCCGGAGCCTCGGCCTCGGCAGCCTCCGACAGCGCCAACCACAGCCAAGGCTCGTCGGCTGCGGCGCAGGACTACTCTACCCTGGCGGCGGCCTGGGCGGAGTACATGCCCGACACCATCCCGCCCAACATCCTCGCCATCATGGGCATCACCGGCGACCACTGGTCGTCCAGATGGTGGTCCAACCGGGCCACCAACGCCTTCGGGATGCTCTACGAACTATACTTGGGCGTCCATAGTACACCGCCGCTGACCACGTCGACCGGAAGTCCAATCCCGCTCGGGGCAATTTATTACAACTCGGTATCCAAGCAGCCGTTCGTGTGGGACGGCACCGGCTGGCAGTCGTTCTGGGCGCCAGTCAAGTCCTACGTGCTCAGCCTCGGCTACCAACTCACCGGCGGCCAGACCGTGATCGATCTCACGCAGCTCGATCTGGCCGGCAACAACTACACCATGAACGCAGTCGATCCCGAGCCGCTCGACGTGTATCTCAACGGGGTCCGCCTGCTTCAGCTGGTCGACTGGACCATGGACGCGGCGACCTCGACCGTCACCCTGGCGGACCCCGCGCGCGCCGGCACGATCGCCATCATCGACATCATGACGCCGCCCGATCAGCTGGCGCCCTCCCGCACCACGACTAAGCTCTTGCTCGACTTCGACATCGATCCCGCCACCGGCAACCCCGGTCAAATCGATGGCACTCGCACCACCTTCGACCTGGCGCTCGCCTCCGACAGCAGCGCGGTCTCGGTCCTCTCGTCGGTCGAGCTTCAGGTCACGCTCGACGGGATTATCCAGAAGCCCGGCATCGATTTCACCACGCTGACCAGTCAGATCACCTTCAACGAAGCACCAATCCCGGGCGCCAGTGCTTGGGCGATCTGGTTCAGCTGACCGCCATGTCGCGCAACTTCGACTTCTCGCAAACGCCGAACAACGGGGTCCTGGTATTCCCGGACTTCACCGCCACGCCGCCCCAGGTGAACGACGTGTTGTCCGCGAAAACCGTCAACCCGGACGGCAGCGTCGACCTGGTGTTCGTCGACCCACTAGCCTCGGCCGGCGGTATCTCGGAGGCGCCGCAGGACGGCTACAGCTATGGCCGTGCCAACGCCATCTGGTGGCGCGTGCTGCCCACGTCGGGCGGCAACATGACCGGCGCGCTGGCCTTGGCATCGGACCCGACCAACCCGATGCAGGCGGCGACCAAGCAGTACGTCGACAACACGGTCGTCAATGCGCCCGGCAAGTTCCCGGAAGCTCCGACCGATGGCGCGATCTACGGCAGGGGCGGCGCCACGCCGGCTTGGTATCCCACTCTGCCCCTCAGTGGCGGGACGCTCACCGGCAACCTCACCTTGGCCGCAGACCCCGTCACCCCGCTGGGGGCGGCGACAAGGCAGTATGTGCTGAATGCGGTCGCCACGGCGCCCTTCCTGCCCGTCGCAGGGGGCACCCTCACCGGTGCCCTGGTCCTGGCGGCCGACCCGGCGGCGAACATGCAGCCGGTCACCCTGCAATACTACAACGCCCATCTGCCGGTCCCGCCGCAGCCGTCCAACGCCACCCCGCTGATGAACGGCACGGCGGCGCCCGGGACCGGCACGCAGTGGTCGCGCACCGACCATGTGCATCCGACCGACACCTCGCTGCTGACCCCGGTCCAGGCCGACCAACGCTACCTCAACCTGACCGGTGGTACGCTTACCGGACCGCTCACCCTCTATCAGGACCCCACGTCTGCCCCCGAAGCCGCGACCAAGAATTATGTAGATACACATGCAGGTGCGGTCACGATCAGCGACACGGCACCAGCTGCGCCGCGCAACGGTGCGCTCTGGTTTGACAGTATCGGCGCTCAGACCTACCTCTGGTTCACCGATCCGACATCGAGCCAATGGGTGCCGGTCAATGCACCACCGGCTTCGACCACGGCATTCTTGCCACTAAGCGGTGGTTCGCTCTCCGGTCCCCTTACCTTGGTGGGTAACGCTGTGTCGGCGTTGCAGGCAGTGCCATTGCAGCAAGTGCCCGCGGCGTCGAGCACTACGCCTGCCATGGATAGCACTGCCGCTGTGGGGACGGGCGCGACTTGGGCACGTGCTGACCACGTGCATCCGTCCGACACCTCGCGGATGACGCAAGCACAGGCCGATGGACGGTATCTCGCACTGACTGGCGGCAGTCTCTCCGGCGTCGTGGCTAGCACGACCAACATTGCCGCGCTCAATTTCATCGTGCAGGGGGCCGGTGGCGCGGTCTATTACGCAGCATCAACTAATAACTTCTACACGTTTATAACTGCTGGTGGCGACCGCTTTACCAATTTCAGCACGGCCGGTTGGGCATGGATTTGGCAATCTTCCACCGGTAATCTGATTTTTCAAGACAACGCCAGCCACGCTCTGAGCTTCACCACTGGCCTGGGCGATTTCCACGTTATGGGCAACGTCGTTGCCGCGAACGTCTCCGACGCCAGGACCAAGAAAAACCGCAGGCCCTACACGCGAGGCTTGGCCGACCTTGTGCAGCTCAAGCCCGAAGCATGGGAGTATAACGGCGAGGGCTTCACCAACGACGACGGCACCACGCACTACGGATGCACCGCGCAGGACGCACAGCCATACATTCCTGAGTGCGTCTATCCCACGCCGGAAGGCCCCGTGGTGGATCACACGAAGGACAACTGGAAACCGGCGCGGTTGCCGGGGCAACTCTCGCTCGATCCGGCTCCGTTGACGTTCGCACTGATCAACGCCGTGACAGAACTCGCGGCCCGCGTGGCGGCGCTCGAAGCCCGTGTTTGATTTCCCCAACAATCCAACCAATGGCTCGATCGCCACCGGCCCCAACGGTGCCACCTGGCAATGGGATGGCGTCAAGTGGATTGCCACCAGTGCCACCGGGCAGACTATCGTGGTCAGCGATACGCCACCGCCCAACCCGCTGCCGGGTATGCTCTGGTGGTGCAGCGACGTCAGCAGCGGCCAGCTGTACGTCTACGTGCAGGACGCCAATTCAAGCCAGTGGGTGCAAGCCAACAGCCTCAACGCCAATGTGGGGGCGGCGATCGCTCCGGCCTGGAACAACGCCGGGCGCAATCTCGTGATGAACCCATATTTCAACATCGCCCAGCGCGGCGTAGGGCCGTGGACGACGGGTGGGATATATACGCTCGACAGATGGTATTTGAGCTTCGTCACTGACACAGTTAGCGTATCGCAGATAGCGTTGGCGGACGCCGATCGCGCGGCAATCGGTGACGAGGCGGCACTCGTTGCACATCAGAATGTCTTCACCGGCAATGCCGCTGCTGGAGCAAGCACGGTAATTTATCAGGGCATTGAGAGCGTAAGAAGGTTGTCCGGTAAAACGGTAACGTTGTCATTTTGGGCTAAGTGCAACAGTGGTGCCCTAAAATTAGGGATCAACTATCTACAGAGCTTTGGTTCGGGAGGTTCTCCCTCGGCATCCGCATGGGCGAACACGACCGGCCAGTCTGTGACGCTTAGCACGACGTGGGCACGCTATAGCTTGACGACCACCATCCCAAGCGCGGCTGGCAAGACGCTCGGCACCAACAACAACGACTGCACATTCATGTTCGTTGCCTATTCGTCAGGCGCGACGAATAATGCCCTGTATGGCAACATTGGTGTGCAGTCCGGCGCCATCCAGTTGTGGGGCATCCAACTCGAAATCCAAACTCCAGGCCAGACCGCGCCCACGCCGCTAGAGAAAATTGATCCGGGTGAGGATTTGAAGCGGTGTCAGCGGTTTTACCAGACCGGCATTTACGGCGACAACAACTATGCGATTGCCGGCGTTGGCGTAGGCGGATCACAGCAATTCGTGACCACGATGCGCGCCAATCCGACCATTGTCCTGTCAGGGCAAACGTATATCAATTGTAGTGGCGCATCGGTCAGTTCGGTTTCAGTGAACGGTGCTACGTTCTCTGCCAGCACAACGGGAACCGGCGGCACTGTATGGAACACCAACTACACTGCATCGGCTGACCTGTGATGCTCGATTTCCCCAACGCCCCGACCACCGGCCAGACCTTCAACAACTGGACCTGGGACAGCGCCAAGTGGGTCGGCCTCGGTGGTCCGCCGTATCAGCCGCAACTGAACAATGTCGGCCGCAACCTGCTGCACAACGGCCTGTTCAACATCGCCCAGCGCGGGGCGGCTTTTAATCCACCGTCGAATGGCATCCCCACATTGGACAGATGGTTATGTTCGTTTTCGGACGACGGAGTGTCTGTTTATCAGACGACACAGGCTGATGCCGATCGATCTGCTATTGGCGATGAAGCGGCGAAATTCAGCTATCAGGTCAACTATACCGGCAGTGCGGCCGCAACCGCTTTTAATGTTCACTCCCAGCGTAGCGAGGATGTGCGGCGTCTGGGCGGCAAGACGATTTCGGTTTCGTTCTACGCAAAGGCGTTCAATACGACACCGAGGGTTGGCATTTCCATAGATCAAAACTTTGGGGCTGGCGGCTCGCCGCAAGTAGCTGGAACGGCTACTGCGGTCACGTTGAGCACGACGTGGCAGCGGTATGTGCTTTCTTTCGCTGTTCCGAGCACGAGCGGCAAGACCATAGGGACTAACAATGACAGTAGCACACAGCTAAACTTCTGGTTGTCGGCCGGTGCCAATATGAATGTTCGTGCTGGCGGCATCGGCGTGCAAACCGGAACAGTCTATATCTGGGGCGTGCAGCTCGAAGTCGGCAGCACCGCGACGCCGCTGGAGAAGCCCGACCCGCAGCAGGATCTGGCGAAGTGCATGCGGTTTTATCAGTCTCTGACATCACTCCTGGTGCAGGGATACGCTGGATCAGGCAACAACATTTACAACACGCTAACTCTGCCGGTGATCATGCGCGCTGCACCGACAGTCACTCAGCAAACCTCCGGCACGCCAAGTAATTTAACGATCCTGTCAGCAGCAGGAGCCGTGGATCATTTGCAGACAGCAGGACAGATGACCGCTACTGCCTACGGTTTTGGCGCTGCCAACTATCAGCTCTCGGCGGACCTCTGACATGGCAAGCGAATACCGGCACTCGAGGATCTGATGGCGTATTGTTTCGGCGACGGGTTCGACCTCTACGCCGCGCCGGCCGATGCGGTGGCGGGGTATTGGGACAGTGGCGCTTCGGCTACGACAGCACTGTTGGCGGGACGATTTGCTGGCAGTCAAGCAATTCGTAGCACCACCGGGGCAGTTGCCACGTTGGTAAAGTCTTCCGATCGGGCCGGCAGTGACGGCGTGAGGTAACATGGCAGAATACCAACTGATCCTCAACTACGACGGCGTCACCAGGACGCTTGATCAGGCCACGATCCCGCCGGATGGCGGCAACCGAGACTGGAACGAATATCTGGCTTGGTGTGACGAAGGCAACGTCGCCGATCCGGCACCGCTACCGCCGGAACCACCGCCGCCTGAACCGCTCGAACTCCCGGCCGATCCGGTCGACGACATGCACGCGGCGACCAAGGGGTACGTCGACGCCGAGGTCAGCGCGGTCACCGCGCGTCTCGACGCCATCGAGCGGCGGATGGCCACGATCCTGCCGGCATCGGAAGCATGACCGCGCTAGCGCGTCATATGAGCGAGCGAAGCGAGCGATCATGACGACCCGCAACCAGCTGCTGCGCTACCTCAACACGGCTCAGCGCCCGGCCAACGGGTCGCGCCCGAGCGGCGAGCTATGGCTGAACTTCCCCGACCTCAAGCTCGGCATGATCGACGCCAGCCAGAACGCGGTCGACATCCAAGCCGTGCATCCCTACGCGGCGACCGCGACCTATGCTGCCGGTGACTACGCCACGGCCGGCGGCATCATCCAGCGCGCCAAGGCCGCCATCGCACCGGCCGCTTATGACGCCACCCAGTGGGACCCCCTCGTCACCCGCTCCAACACGGACGGCCTCTACCTCCCGCTGGTGGGCGGCACGCTCACCGGACCGCTGTCGATCCACGACGGCCGGCTGACCGTCTACGGCTCCGACATGGTCACCTTCGACGGCCAGACCGGCGGTCTTGGCATCGCGCGGTTCCAGAACGATCAGCACCGCTGGTATGTCGGCGTCGACATCTCCGGCGACTTCGTCGTCCAGGACGACACCGCCGCTCGCACTCCGCTCAAGGTCGATCCGCTCGGCAACATCACCTTGGCCGGCGGACCGGTCACCGCGACCCAACTGCTGACCGGGCAGGCCAACATCCTGGCGCAGAATAACGCCGGCCAGGCGTTCGTCGGCTCGCGCCAGACCGGCGGCACGACCCCCGCCGTCGCGGGTTTTTGGAACCTCAACAACGTCTTGAACTTCGGTAGCGCGAACGCCAGTGGTGCGCCGCAGACCGGCTGGGGCAGTCTCGATAGCGGCGGCAACCTGCGCGTCAACGGCATGGTGCAGGCCGCTGCCGGCATCTTCCAGGTGCAGCCGAACTACTATCTCGGACGCGGTGGCGACGGTGCCTGGCGTTTCGTCGAGAACGGCACGATCAACGCCACGATCGACACCGGCGGCACGATCACGGCACGCACTAACCTCGTTGCTACGAGCGAGGTGCGCGGCAACACCTTCATGAACGCGAGCGGCGTGTTCTACGTCGCCAACAACTATAACTACTATCTGCAACGATCACTGGCGGACGGCGCCTGGCGCTTCGTCGAGAACGGCACGGTCAACTCGACCTTAGACACTGGCGGCAACCTCACCTTGCGCGGCAACGTCTCGGTCGCGGGCCCCGGCGTCTACTACCAGGCGACCGGCGCCTGGTTCGAGTTTGGTTGGAACGGCAACTGCAATCTCTATGTGAATGGCGGCTACCAGGGCGACCTGGCGCTCACGTCCTGGGTCACCAACAACTTCGCCACCACGAACTGGGTGAACCAAAACTTCGCGACCTACTCGTGGGTGCAGGGTAACTACCTACCCCTCACCGGCGGCAACGTGCAGAACCTCGGGATCAGCGGCTATCTGACTTGCCTCAATCACTGTCAGATCGGCGGTGACGGGGTCTACTACAGCGGCAGCGGCGCGCAGTACGGCTGGCAGTTCTTTTGGTCGTCGCCCTACATGTACGCCCGCATGGGCGGCAGCTACGACCAGGTCATCAACTACACCTCCGACGAGCGGCTGAAGCAGGACATCCAGCCCACCCGCTTCGATTGTCTGCAAGCGATCCGCGACACGCCCCTCTTCGAGTTCCGCTGGCAGAACCTGGACGCGCCGGACACGCCGAAACGAGTGCCGTCCGACGACCCCGACACCCTGATCCCGATCGGCTTCGTGGCACAGCGCCAGCACCGGGTCTTCCCGGCCAGCGTCGTCACCGGCGGTTCGCACTGGAGCATCGAGATGAACGTCATGCTCGCCACCCTGGCCGGTGCCATCAAGCAGCTCGACGAACGGCTGAGACAACGAGGGATGTGAACATGAGCGGCAGAATGAACGGCCAGGCGGCGCAGTCCCCGTCCTGGCCACCCGAAACACCGGTCAGCGTGATCCTCACGCTGGCCACCTGGAACACCGTGCTCGGCTGCGTCGCCAAGCAGCCGTGGGAGATCGCTGACCCGCTGATGCAGACCATCCGTCAGCAGATCGCGGACGAACTGCACCCTACCGTACCGCCGGCTGCCGATCGGCCGGCGACACGAGCCGTGCCTACTCAATCGCAATCCAACTGAAGGAACACCGTATGCCATTCGTATCAGGTTTTCTCCGCGTTCGCCGCCGGGGTCACCCCGGTCACCCGTTGCCGCCTGGCGAAGGCGGCCCGGTTGATCCCGATTACGGCGTCGACGAAGGCAGCCCGCCGTCCGTCTGGCCGCCGCTGCCCGACATCGATCCGCCGGAGCCGCCGCCGGGCGTCTGGCCGCCGCTGACGCCTGAGCATCCGTGGCGGCCGATCCCGAGCCTCCCGGAGCGTCCGAGCACCGGCCCTGTGCCGCCACAGCCAGGTCCTGGGCAGCCGCTCCCACGGCCCCCAGGCAGTGGTGGCACGCCCGAGCATCCGATCGCGCCACCGCCTGGCACGATCTGGCCGCCGCTGCCTCCCGGTGTGACCGGCAAGTATTGGGCGCTCGTCGCGATCGGCGGAATGCCGGGCGGCGTGGTGTATCGTTACGTGGTTGTCGATGCCGGCCTGCGACCCGATCAGAGCTTGCCCCGGCCACCGGCAAGACCGGATCAGGGCCTGCCGCCGGTCGCGGAACCGAAGCCGGTCTGACTTTTAAACTTGGGACGGGGACGGTGTCCCCGTCTCGTCCTGTCCTGCGCTGGAGGACACGCCATGCCTGCACCCGTCTGGACCCCGCCGCATCCGGTCGCTGTGTTCCGCGTCCTCAAGCACGCGTGGCGCACCTACATGAAGAGCGGCAATGCCTGCTCGATCGACGTGACGACGCCGCCCGACCAGCTGGCGACGGCGCCCACGACGGTTGCCGGTACGGTCTGGATCACGCCTTCCGCCCATATGCCGGCGACCGTCACGGCGAGCCTGTATCAGGGTGCCGTGGTGAGGGTGCAAAACAGCGCGGTGCCGGTGAACCGTCTCACCGGCGCTTATACCGTGACTTTTCCCGGTGCCTCGTTGGTGGCCGGGACGGCATTTGCCTATGTGGGGTCGGCCTTTCCTACGGACACCACGTCGACCCCGACCTTCAACGTGACCTAGGACAGATCGACCGATGAATGGCCGACAAGCTGCACAGCTCTTGCGAGCGAGCGTAGCGGGTGAGCAAGCCTCCGTTCGATCCGATCTTCGGCGGCTGGGTCATCCTGATGACGATCGTACTGCTGGTCGGGATGAACAGTGTGTTCCTGTTCGTCGGCTGCGCGGTCTGGCACGTCCCGGAGATATGCACGTTCCGGGGCGAGCGCATCGCCAATATCGGTCTGGAACTAATTACCGCCGTTGCTGTGCTGATCGCGGCAAGGAAGAAGGACTGAGCCATGTGCTTTAGCCTGGGATGGATCGAGAACCTGCTGATCTGGCTGGTGGTGGTTTGCGCGATCGTGGCGATCGTCCGGCTGCTGTTGCCGCTGGCGATGTCACCCTTTCCGATCGTCATTCAGATATTGAACATCGTCATGTATGCGGTGATTGCGATTGCGGTCATCGTCCTGCTGTTCGATCTGCTGGCGTGCCTGGTCGGCTTCCCAAGGCTCTGGGGAACCCCGCGATGACGCAATCCGAAGCCATGCTGGCCGAGTGCCTGGACGAGGTCGAAGAGGTCCTCCAGACGTATCGGCATCGGCGGTTCACGCGCGAGAACGCCTGGGCGTCCAGCGTCAACCGAGCATTCAAGCTGGACGACCGCATCGTCACCATGACGTTGACCATCGACGTGTCGGCGCCTGAGCAGAAGACCGATGACAGCACTGCGTGAAGACTGCTTCCGCTACGAGCTGATCCTCAAGCGCCTGATCGCGTGCATCGACGCGCGCGAGACCCTGATCCCGTACGTTAACCTCACCATGCCGACCCCGGACAACCCGGACGATCCCGAGCATTCGCTCTACGACGCGCAGCGGTTTCACCGCGTCATGGCGGCGGCCTTGGAAGAGGTCGAGAAGGGCGCCATCAAGCGGCTGATCATCAGCTTGCCCCCAAGGCATGGGAAGACCGAGCTAGCCAGCAAACGCTTCGTCGCCTGGTATGCCGGCAAGCACCCGGGGCGCAGCATCATCTTCGGCACCTACAATGACAAGTTCAGCGAGGACGTGGGCCGTGCGGTCAGAGACATCCTCCAGCACCCGGCGACCAGCCAGGTCTTTCCCGAGTTCGAACTCAAGCAGGACAGCCTGGCGGCGAACCGCTTACAGACTGTGGACGGCGGCGTTCTGGCTTTCGTGGGCCGTGGGGGCACCACTACTGGTCGGGGCGCTGACCTATTTATCATTGACGATCCCGTCAAAGACAGTGCTGAAGCTAACTCTCCCACCATCCGTGACGCATGTTGGACCTGGTTCAACCGTGTCGCCAGCACGCGACTGATGACGCAAGAAGGCGCCATCGTCATCATCATGACGCGGTGGCACCAGGACGACATCGTCGGCCGCATCATCGATCCGATGAACGACTACTACGACGCCGACGAAGCAGCGCAATGGCACATCATCGACCTGCCGGCCCTGGCCCGCGAGAAGGACATCCTGAAGCGCCGCGAGGGCGAAGCACTCTGGCCATCCCGCTTTGGCGCCGAATACCTGGATGGCTTCCGCCGCCGCGATCCGCGCGGCTTCAGCGCGCTCTATCAAGGACGGCCCAGCCCGGAGGGCGGGACGTTCTTCAAGGCCGAATACGTCAAGACCTACCGCAAGAAGGACTTACCGACCGACCTGCGTAAATACTGCGCGTCGGATCACGCGGTCAGCATGAAACAGGGTTCCGACCGTACGTGTCTCCTGGCGGTAGGCGTGGACGACAACGACGACATCTGGGTGATCGATACGATCTGGCGCACCATGACGGCGGACAAGGCGGTCGAGAACATGTTGCAGCTGATGCGCGAGCACCATCCGTTGCACTGGTGGGCTGAGCGCAGTCACATCAGCAAGTCGATCGGGCCGTTCCTGCGCAAGCGGATGCTGGAGACCCAGACCTTCTGCTCCATCATTGAGGTCACGCCGATCGCCGACAAGCAGACCCGTGCCCAGAGCATCCTGGGGCGCATGGCGATGCACAAGGTCTACTTCCCGGAGAACGCGCCGTGGTGGCCGCTGGCGCGCGACGAAATCCTCAAGTTCCCGCACGACCAGCACGATGACTTCGTCGACGCGCTGGCGCTGATCGGGCTGGGTCTGCAACAGCTGATCCCGATCCGCAACCCGCTGATCCAACCCAAGAACAAGCCGATGACGTTCGGCTGGCTGCGCGAAGAGCGCAACCGCGAGCGCCGCGCCGCGTCGTTCAGCTTCGCCAGTGGAGGCTGGTGATGCTGCATCGCATCAGGCATTGGCTGCATTGGCAGCCGATCGAAGTGGTAACTGAGTGGCGAGACACCGAACTTTGGATCGGCGCGCGCTGCGTATGGTGCGGCGAAACAACCGGCTGGCACCGGAGGCGATAGGAAATGTCCGGTTTTTCAGGACTGCCCCAGCCACCGCCAGACGGGATGGCATCAGCCACCGAGCCGGTCACCGGCCTCAACCCGGGCGAGATGAAGTCGAGCATCGCGCGCGAGCCGCCCGACCCGAACGAGCAACGCCGCCAGCTGGTGGGACGCTGGGCCAACCGCGTCCTGTCAGGCCGCCGCAAGATGGACCACACGTTCAAGCGGATGCGGCGCAATATGGAGTTCACCTACGGACGGCAGTGGCCGGAACAGGACCGCGCCGATCAGGACGAGAGCCGCTACGTCGCCAACATCGCCTTGCGCCACGTGCAGCAGCGCACCGCGTCCCTCTACGCCAACAACCCCACCATCGTCGCCAAGAAGCGCGAGCGCCTGCTGGCGGTGATCTGGGACGGCGACATGGTCACCCTGGCGGCAGCTCAGCAACAGATGCTGCAAGCCACCCTGATCGGCCAGGCACAGGGCATCGACGCGGCGCAGCTGCCCGGCGCGCCCAACGCGGCGGCGATCCTGGCCGACTTCAAGAACGTGCAGAACTACAACAAGATGCTCGATCGCGTCTGCAAGACGCTGGAAATTCTCTACAACTACGAGGTCGACGCGCAGACCTTCCCGTTCAAGGTGATGATGAAGCAGACCATCAGGCGCGCGATCATCACTGGGGTCGGCTACGTCAAGCTTGGCTTTCAACGCGCGCTGAAGATGAAGCCGGAGATCGAGAGCCGCATCGCCGACATGAGCGAGCGGCTGGCCAACGTCGAGCGCCTGGGGGCTGACCTGGCCGACAGCGAAATCCCCAAGGAGAGCGCCGAGGCCGAGGAACTGCGCCTCTCGATGCAGGCGTTGCAGCAGGAGCCGAAGCTGATTGTGCGCGAGGGGCTGACCTTCGACTATCCCGACAGCACGTCGCTTATCGTCGATCCCAAGTGCCGCAACCTGAAGGGCTTTCTCGGCGCCGACTGGGTGGCGCAGGAGTATTTCCTGAGCGTCGACGAGGTGCAGGAAATCTACGGTGTCGATGTGGGCTACGGCTATCGCGCGTACTCGCGCGACGACATCATCAACGGCACCTTCACCAACTCGGTCACCGACAGCTTCAACCCGATGCTGCCCGGCCTGCTCCCCGATGGCGGCGATACCCTGGCGTGCGTCTGGGAAATCTACCATCGCAAGGACGGCCTCGTGTACGTGCTATGCGACGGCTACAAGGACTTCCTGACTGAGCCGGTTGCGCCCGAGGTCTACAACGACGACTTCTGGCCCTGGTATCCGGTGGTCCTGAACGAGACGTACCACGAGCGGGAAATCTTCCCGAAGTCCGACATCGATCTGCTCAAGGACATGCAGCTTGAACTCAACCGGGCGCGCCAGGGCCTGCGCGAGCACCGGCGCGCCAACCGTCCCAAGATGGCGGTCGCGGGCGGCGTCCTGGAGGAAGAGGACAAGGACAAGCTCCGCACGCATCCGGCGAACGCCTTGATCGAACTGAACGCGCTGTCCCCGGGACAGAAGGTCGAGGACGTGCTCCAGCCGATCAAGATGCCGGCGATCGATCCCGCGCTTTACGAGACCGACCAGACCTTCGAGGACCTGCTGCGTGTCCTGGGACAGGACCAGAGTTCCATGGGACAGACCTCGAACTCGACCGCGACCGAGGCGGCCGTCGCCGACGCGTCCCGCCACACGGACTTGACCTCCGTCATCGACGACCAGGACGACATGCTGTCCCAGCTGGCGATGGCGGCCGGCAAAATCCTCCTGCTCAACGTCAGCGCGCAGACCGTCCAGGAGATCGTCGGCCCCGGCGCGGTCTGGCCCGAGCTGACCAAGGAGGACGTGGCGAAGAACGTCTATCTCACCGTCAAGCAAGGCAGCACCGGCCGTCCCAACAAGCAGCAGGAAGTGCAGAACGCGCAGATCATCTTCCCGATGCTGCAACGTATTCCGGGTATCAACCCGGAATGGATGGCCCGCGAACTCCTGAAGCGGCTGGACGATCGGCTCGACCTGACCGACGCCTTCATCGCCGGCTTCCCCTCGATGGACGCGATGAACCGGATGCCGGGCGGCGTGCAGGCACCGGAGCCGCAGGACCCGCAGAACCCGGTCACCCAGTCGGGCGAACTCCGGCCAGGCATGGCGATGCCGATGATGCCGCCAGGCGGCGGCGCAGGGCCGCCTGGGGCCGGTCCGCCCGGCGGGCCACCGATGGGCGGTGGACCCCGCGACCCCACCGCACAGGGTCCGCAGGGCGCGCAGAACGCCCCTGCGGTCAACCCGGTCAACGGACGCCTGGGCGCCCGCACCCCGCCGGTTCCTGGCGCGGGTGGGCTGATGCCCGGCAACCGAGGCTTCATGAACCGACCCGGCGGCGGCCCCCGGATCACGCCTAGCTCGGGGCCGCCGACGCCGTAGCTATGTTGCGTTTGTAGGTCAGTCGGGCCTACAAGCCAGGACGATAGGAGACGCAGGCACCCTTTGATGGCGGACGATACCGACCTCGGCGCCCCGTCCAGCGCAACCGATGCTCCGGCACCGGCGCCTGCGAACACGCCCGTCGACACCAGTGCGGCCTCGGGCACCGCAGCCGAGACGAACACCGCATCCCCGTCAGATGCCCCGGCCGACGATCATGCCGGACTGCTTGAAGCGGTTCAGCGTGTCGTCGAGCCATCCGCCAAGAACTCGGAGAGTGAGGCGGGGCAGGCCGGTCCGAAACCCGAAGAGACGCAGTCGCCCGAAGGGGCGGCCGACCCGCTCGATACCGATCCCAGCGAGCAGGAACTGGGGACGTATGTGCCCAAGACCCGCAAGCGCGTGGAGCGGCTGATCGCGCAACGCAATTCCGCACGACAAGAGGCGGACCGGCTGAAGGAGCCGGCGGCCAAGTGGGACCAGTTCCACGGCTATCTGTCGCAGTCTCAGCTGGCGCCAGAGGACGTGAACTTGCTGCTTGGTATCGGCGCGCATCTGCGCGCCGGCCGGATGCGAGAGTTCCGCGACGGGATCGCACCCTACTGGCAACTCGCGAACGAAGCGATCGGGGACTTCCTGCCCCAGGACCTTCAGGCGAAAGTCAACGAGGGCGAGATCACGCACGAGACCGCCGCCGAAATGTCGCGGCTGCGCCACGCCAACGTACGCTTGAATGGCCAGGCACAGATCGCCGACAAGAACCTTCAGACCGCCCGCCAGCAGCAGGTCGCGAACGCGGTTCGCGACGCTGTGGTCGTTTGGGAAGACGGCGTCAAACAGAGGGACCCGGACTACGCCCGCAAAGCGGCTGCTGTCCTGCGCATCTCGCAAGCACTCATGTCCGAACACGGTGCTCCCCAGACACCGGAAGCGGCCGTGGCGCTGGCGCAACGCGCGTACGAGGAGGCGGGAGGTTGGGTCGGGCAGTTCACGCGCCCGGCCCCGCCGACCCGTCCTGTCCCGGACAGCACCCGCGTGAACGGCAGCGGTGCACGACCTCAACCCAACAGCCTGATGGAAGCAGCGATGTTGGGCCTTGAAAGAGCACGCGCCACCCGCCATTGACGGGGGCAAACTAAATGGCTTTCACGGCAGCTGAAATCACCAACATCGCCAACGCGTCGCTTGATTACTATCTGAACAAGGGCGACACGTTCAAACAGTCGATCCAGGCCAAGCCTCTCCTGGAAGCAATGGAGAGCATCAACAAGACCTTCCCGGGCGGCAAGGGCAATATCTCGCTTGCCATCACCGGGCGGTTCGGCGCGGCCGGCGTCAACGACGGCGTGGTTGGTTACACCCACAACGACACGGTGAATTTCTACACGCCGGCGAATATCGATCGTGTCAACTACCCCTGGCGCGAACACCACATCGGCCTGACGCTCACCCATACCGAGCTGAAGATCGATGGTATCTCGGTTACCGACGAAGCCGGCGACGGCTCGCGCACCGAAGACCATAGCCGCCGCGAGATGACGGTCTTGGTCAACCTGCTCAAAGACAAATTGTTTGATTTCGGCGAGCAATACGCGCGGACCATGAACCGGCTGCTGTGGGGTGACGGCACCGCCGATCCCAAGGCACTCTCCGGGATGCAGGCCATCGTGGTCGACAATCCCACTGTCGGCACCTTGGGCGGCCTCACCCGCACCACCAACACCTGGTGGCGCAATCGTGCCGCTACCGCCGCCAACGGTACGGCCGGCGGTCAAGGCGTGGTCACCTCCGACCCGGCTAACGGCGGCGCGTTGCTGACGTTCCTGCAAAACGAATACCGCCAGCTGATCCGCTACGGCGGAAGGCCCAACAAGGCGCTTGCGGGATCGTCCTTCATTTCGGCGATGGAAACCGAGATCAGGGCGAACGGCAACTACTCGATGCGGGGCTTCCGGGGACCGCAGGACGGCGCCATGGGGCAGATGAGCTTCATGGACATCCCGATCGAATACGACCCCACCCTGGACGACTTGAACCACCAGAAGCGTTGCTACATCTGGGACACGCGTCACATCTATCTGATGAAGATGGAGGACGAGTGGCGCCACACCTTCACACCGGCCCGGCAATATAATCAGTTCGTTCTCTACAAGAGCATGACCTGCACCGGGCAGATGGTGGCGCAGCAGATCAACTCGGCTGGCGTCTACGACATCGCTTGACTTTTACGTCTGTTCGCCAGGGCGACAAGGAGAGACAATGGCAAGCTACCAACTCTTGACTTGCACCATCGCCTTGGCGGGCGACGTGACGCAGACCGTGGTGCGCGGCGCCGAGCGCGCGGTGACCTATCCCGAACTGATCGTGCTGGAGTTCCTGCACGGCGAGAACGCGGTCACCGAGGTATTCGAATGCGGCTATACCGAGGACACCGAGCCACGCCTGGAGCGGGAACGCTTGATGCACATCTACGGCGCGGTCGTGGATAAGCATCTGTTCCCGGGGCATAACATTCAGATGCCGGTGGCGACTGATCGCTACAAACCAAGGCTGGTCGGCACCTTGGTTAACCCCGGTCCACCGCCAGTCGAACCGCCGCCGGTCGAGATCGATCCCGAGATCGCGGCAGGCTTGACGGCCAAGCCAGCGCGAAGCGCGCAAGCACGAGGCTAAGCCATGTCCGGGTCGACCACGCAATACCAGCTGCGCGACCTGGTCACCATGTTGCGCGCCGAAGTCGGTCACTCCACCAACGTGGCGCACGGGGTCAACGACAAGGACACGCTCACCTACATCCTGAACCGCACCCAGGACGAGCTGTACGAGCAATACAACTGGCCGAGCCTGAACATCGATCGCGACATCGATGTCGTGACGGGTCAGCGGTATTACACCTACGACCTCGACTTGCCGTTCGAGGCGGTGGAGAAGGTCTGGCTGGTGTGGACCACCTTGTACAACGAGGTCGCCTACGGCATCACTCCCGAGGACTTCCGGCTCTGGAACAGCGACATCGGCTTCACGTCCTGGCCGATCCGCAAGTGGCGCCACCATCCCGACGACAACACCTTCGAAGTCTGGCCGATCCCTAACCAGGCGCCGATCCAGATCGGCCTCGGCGGACAGGAACAGCCGGCCAGGTTAAGGATGCGCGGCACCAAGTTCGTCCAGCCGATGCTCCAGGACAGCGACACCGCGACCCTGCCGCACCGGCCCATCCTGTTATTCGCGGCCGGCGAGGTGCTGGCCCGTGAGAAGGCCGCCGACGCCCAACTCAAGCTGGAGAAGGGCAAGGAGTGGCTGCGCCGGATGAAGGTCAAGCAGGGCGCTCACAAGCGCCGGCCGTTCGTGATCGGTGGCGGCGGCGAGCGCGTCGACAGCAACTACGTGGGTCGGATCGGGCTTGACTACATCCCGCCCGGCTATGGCTCGGGTCCCGGCTACGGGCAGCCGTGACCGAACTCATCATCGATGACTTCAAGCTGGGACTGGACGTTCGCCGCAGCATCCTGACCGCGCCGCCCGGCTCGCTGCAAACCCTGGATAACTGCCTGATCAACGCGGGCGGCGAGATCGAGAAGGCCGCCGCCTTCGTCCCGGTCTACGACATCCCTGCCGGTACGTTCGGGCTGATCGGACTGGGCAGCAACATCTACGTGTTCGGCCCGCAAGGGATCGACGGCGTGCTGCCGCCGAACGGCACCCTGCCGTATCCGCTGCTGTATCGCGCGCTAACCCCCGACCCCGGCAAGACGATCGCGCGCATCCTCGACGCGGAGGCGTTCCAGAGCCAGTTCTTGGTGGTGGCGCAGAACACCGATGGCTCGCTCACCAACTGGTGGAACGGCCAAGTGGTCTACACGGGCGCCAACCCGGGACCCGGCAACTACGTGCGGGTCTGGCAGGCCAAGATGTATCGCACCATCGGACAGTATCTGGCGTTCGCGGGGGTCAACGATCCGTCGATGACCAACCCCGACGACACCAACAACCCGGGCGCCGGCTTCATCGATCTGTCCGCCACCGACAGCGACAGCAACATGCTGCAAGGGCTGGAAATCTACTACAAGGAAATGGCGGTCTTCTCGCGCCTGGTGACGCAGCTCTGGTCGCTCGACCCGGACCCGTCACAAAACCAGTTGCAGCAGACCCTGCGCATCGGTGCGTTCTCGCCGCAGAGTATCCATCAGTTCGGCACCGGCGACGT